TTTATGTATCATAAATTTCCTTACTAATAGTTATAAACAGAATCGAACGACAGAAACCCAACTGTCAAAGGAGAAATGGGTAATGCAAGATGTGGACCAGCATCGGATTTCTGGTCCCCCTAGCCAGGATGTGGCTGTAGCACACTTTGATTTTGAAGTGCAGAAATGTTCTTCTCATTGTTTTGGGTGTGTTATTCAGGCTACACCAGAGGCTATTCCATCAGAAATGTCTGAAGTTACAGAGTTTGTCTCTCAAACGACAGCTTTTGCTGACCAGGTCGCAGGTGTGTCTATTGGTCAACCAGCAGCGTTTGGTGACGCAGACATTGCGGATGCTGTCACAAGTGCCGGTTTGTCTAATTTTCTGTCTCGTCCAGTGCGTATACACTCGTTTACTTTGTTAGAGAGTGACCCTGTTGGTTACTCAGCGTCTTTTGATCCTTGGCACTTGTTTTTCGATAATGCGAACATCAAGTACAAGTTGAACAATTATGCGTTTTTGCGTTGTAACTTGAAGATTAAGATTGTCATTAATGCGTCGCCATTTTACTATGGTGCTTTGCGTGCTTGCTATCAACCCTTGCCGAATTTTTCACCTCATGGTATTTATAATTTGGCAACCAAGGAGTTGATCCCGTACTCTCAGCAACCTGGTTTCTTTGTTTATCCACAAGATAGTGAAGGTGGTGAGATGACTTTACCGTTCCTCAATCCTAAGAATTTTCTTCGTGTTCAAGTAGCACAAGATTTTACGGATATGGGTACAGTGAAGTTCTATAACTATGCAGCTTTGCGTAGTGCTAATGGAGCTGTTGGTGTTGGTATTACAGTGCAAACCTATGCGTGGGCAGAAGATGTCGTATTGGCTGGACCAACTGTCGGTCTATCCATGCAAGCTGTTGATGAATATGGTCAGGGACCTATTTCAAAACCTGCTACAACCATCGCTAAGATTGCTGGTCTTTTGACTGGTATTCCTATCTTTGGTAAATTTGCTACAGCTACAGAGATGGGAGCTAAAGCAGTGGCAGGTATAGCACAGTTGTTTGGTTATACCAATGTACCAGTAATAGAGCCTGCACGTCCTTATCGTCCCTTACCAATGCCTCCTTTGGCTACGTCAGAGATTGGGTACCCCGTAGAGAAACTAACCTTCGATCCCAAGAATGAATTGGCGATCGATCCCTCCATTGTGGGATGTGGTTCAGAAGATGAATTATCTATCGAGTCATTGGTTTCACGTCAATCATATCTGACAACAACCAATTGGTCCACTACTACTCCGGTCGATACACCGTTGTTTACAACGGTTGTCACACCGAATATGTATGACTTTAGCTCGTCGAAGTTTTATCTTACTCCTATGGCGTTGGTGAGCCGCCTGTTTAAATACTGGCGTGGAGATATTATCTTCACGTTTAAAGTGGTGGCGTCCAAGTATCATAAGGGACGTATTCGGATCTCGTATGATCCAGCGAACGCAAGTGTTCAAACTACTGGTGATGTTGGTGCTTTAGTGTTCAATACGATTGTGGATATTGGCGCTGAATCGGAGACAGAGGTGCGAGTTCCGTATCAACAAGCTTTGGCTTGGTTGCAAACGGATCAAACTAATACTCCAGTTCGCTTTTCTACATCTACTACACCAGCATTGTCGTACACTGATACATCGCACAATGGTGTTTTGTCTGTGAAAGTCTTGACTTTATTGACGGCCCCTGAAGCTTCGTCGTCTGTCGATATCTTGGTATTTGTTCGTGCTGCAGAGAATTTTGAGCTGAGTTACGCTCAACCTCCGCAGTCAAATTTGTCGTACTTTGATGTTCAAGCTAAACCAGAGCCGTTCGAGGCTGTGAACACCCTTTCTGGGGTTGATCATATGCCCATGTCCACGTCTGGTGAGGTTATTGTTGATCGAGCCCGTATTTACATGGGCGAAAATGTGCGTTCCGTGCGCCAATTGTTACGGCGTACTAATATGTTGGATGTTATACAGTCTACTAGTACAGTAAATGACGGTGTCATGTGGATGCATAATCCAAAGTGGCCAGCTCATTATGGTTATGATACCCATGGAATTAATCGTGCCCGAAATAGTGCAGGTACGGCAGATGTGAATTTCAATTGGGTTAAACCCACACCATGGCACTTTCTTGTTCCGTGTTTTGTTGGTCAACGTGGTTCTATGTTTTGGACGTTTAATATAGATGCTCCTACTCCAGTGAAGAGAGTGTTAGTATCTAAGTTAAGTGGTTCGGCGGTATCATCTTTTGCTCTCTCCACCGAGGTAACCCCGGCGCTCGCGTCAGGCATTCCTCGGCAGATTTGGTCACGAGTGTGGTCTACGAGTGGTGGATCAGCTATCACTAACCAGTTGACAAACGGTGCTGTTTCAGTTTCTACTGCTTCATACACACCGTTCAAGTTCCAATCTACAGATCCTGCGAGTTGTACTGAGATTCCGACATCAGGAACTAAGTATGATGGAGCATGTAACGAAGTTCTTCGTCTAGATATTCCGCTTGCACAAGCTGCGAATACGATTCACGTTGAGCGCTACTTCGGTGTTGGAACTGATTATAACATGATTTTCTTTAGGAATGTCCCCACGTTTTATC